CTGAAGAAGTTAAACAATACATAAGGTATATTGCTGATAAAAGATTATTACAATTGTCTTTAAAACCAAATTATAAAATTAAAGATAATCCGTTAAGTTGGCTTGACTGGGTAATTAATGGTGTTGAACATACAAATTTCTTTGAAAATAGGGCTACTGAATATAGTAAAGGTTCTATCACTGGTAATTTGTGGGGTTAGTATATGAAATTTATATTAACTATGTATATTTGTTCTGCTATTGCACAACAATGTAGTCCAGGAATAATAAAACCTGGTCAATATAATGATTGGAATGATTGTTTACAAAAAGGTTATTTTGAATCTAAATTAATATTAAATGAATATACAACTGATCAAATTAATGAATATCAAATATTAACTAAATTTGCATGTATAGAACAACCTGGTGAGGACACATAATTATGGCAGAATATCAAGGAAGAAAAGTTACTTTGAACAAACCTACTCGTGGTGATGTAAAAAAATTTAAAGTTTTTGTTAAAAACGCAAAAGGTAATGTTGTAAAAGTTAATTTTGGTCATGGTGGAACATCAGCTAAAGCACTTGGTGAGAAGACTATGAGAATAAGAAAAAACAATCCTAAGGCAAGGGCAAGTTTTAGAGCAAGACATAATTGTGCTAGTCCTGGTCCTAAAACAAAAGCAAGATATTGGTCTTGCAAAGCATGGTAAGGGGATAAAATGGCTTATAAAAAGAAAAAGGGTTCAGCAGGTAAAGCTTGCTGGGCAGGTTACCGAAGAGGTAAAGGTAATTCTTGTATTAAAATGAAAAAGAGAAAATAATGATTAAAAATTTTAAAGACATTGTAGTGTTATTAATTACAAGTGGTGTTCTAATTTTATTAGGGATCATTATTGTTGGAGACTATTATGTTGCTTTACAAGAAAATAGACCTGTTGATGAAAGTATAATAACACTTATGAAGATGTCTGTTACTGGATTGATTGGTGTCATAGGTGGATATATTGGTGGGAGTAAAACATGAATAAATCAAGATGTTGTTGTACAGTAAGAAGTACAAGAAAAAGAAAAATGACAATAAGAAGAAAAAGAAGAAGATAAAAAATAGGATTATAAATATGATAATAAATAATAAACAAGAAGAAAATAAATCAATAGTAATTAATGATAAGAAATATTACGAAAAAGATTTAAACGAAAATATGAGAAATAGTTTAATTGCCTTATCAACACAAAGAACTAATAAAGCAAGATTAGAAATTGATGTTAATAATGCTGCTATTTTAATTGCTCATCACGCTAAGGTAGTTGATGATGAACTTTCTAAGATTAAGTCTATAGACTAAAAAGGAAATAAATGAGTATAAACGATGATATATTATCTAGAGAGCTGAAACACCGTGCTCTTTTGAGTCTTTACGAAAAGAAACTAGATAATGATTTAACAAAAGTCATGTCATCCCATAAAAAACGATTAGTAGCTTCAACTTTAAAGAATGGTAATAAAAGCGTAAATGTTTTAAACCGTGCTTTAACTATTGAGACTAGAAAAACTTATCGTAAGATATACAGAGATGGAATTACAGAATTAAAAGCTTTGGCTAATACTAGTTCTAAATTCCATAACAATACTTTAAAAGAAAGCTTAGGTAAAGTTTATAGAAGTAAAGTGTATACTGGGTTGAAAGTTAATGATTTAATTATTAATTCAGCAGGAACTTATTCTCAACAAATAGCATCTATTAGTTTATCACAACAGAGACGTATTAAAGATGTTGTTAAAAAGGGTATGACAGAAAATTTAGCTGTTAATAAGATAGCTAAAAATGTAGGTGATTCAATTGATTTACCATCAGCCCAATTAAAAACTTTATCTAGAACTGCTATAACTGAAACATCAAGCGATATATCAAATGCAACATATAAGTTGAATGAAGATGTACTTGATGGTTATCAGTATGTAGCAACTTTAGACTCCAGGACTTCTTTAATTTGTGGAAGACTAGATGGTAAGGTTTTTAGATTAGATGATAAAAGAGGTGTAAGACCTCCTCAACATTTTAACTGTAGATCTACAACTGTTCCTATTGTTAAATCTTATGAAGATATAAGAGATACAAAAAGTCCTAGAATTAGTAAAAGAAGATTACAAAGAATCTCTAAAAGTAAAAGAGCATCTTTTAATGGTCAAGTACCATCTGAAACTAATTTTCCTAAGTTCTTATCAGAACAAGATGATAGTTTTAAATTAGCTGTATTAGGTAATAAACGTAGAGTTGAAATATTTAATACTGGTAAATTAAAGTTTACACAATTTAGTACAAAAACTGGTCAATTAGTATCTATAAGTAGATTAGAAGAATTACTTAATGGTGCTAAAACTAAACCTGCTACAATTACTGCTGCATTACCTAAAGTAGTAGTTAAACCTAAGTCTACTGATGCTGAAATTGCTTACTTATTAAATAGAGGTTCTGCTAGTTTACGAAAAAGATATGATGATCAATTTAATGCACAACTTACTGCTCAACAAAAGATTATTGTTAATAAATTAGATAAACCACAGATTATTAAAAACACTAAAACAGGTGTTTACTATGCTCAAAGTCAAAAACTACAAGCACAGTTAGACGCTAAAGATGGTAGTAAATATTCTAAAAAATCTGTTAAGAGTTTTGTAATAAACCATGAGTATGGACATCATATTGATTATGTGTCTAATAATAGTAAACTTTTAGCATGGTCTGAAACTAATCAAGCTTTTAAAGACGCTGTAATTAAGGATAGAAAATTACTTTTTGGTAATGATAAAACTTTAGCCCTTGAAAAAATGGTTAAAAAACTTGCTGATAAAAAACCTGTAGATGTTTATAGTAAATATGACAAGACTAGAGTTATTGGTAAGATTAATGTAACAGATCTAAAAGGTGATGGTTTTGGTGAAGTGTCTGATATTGTAGATGCATTAGCTAAAGGTTCTTTTAGAACAAACTATAATATGTATGGTCATAGTATGAGTTACTGGAGAAGATCTGGTGCTGTAGAAAAAGAAATTTTCGCTAACTTATTTGCAACTATGCATAATAAAAAAGCTTATGACATGGTTAAAACTATTATACCAAATACAGTTAAAGAGTTTGAGAAAAGACTTTTAGAACTAGAAAAATTATAAGGTTAAGGAAATGATATTAACAGAAAAAGAAAGACGACAAAAATTATTAGATGTTAAATCTAATGAAGGTTTTTATGATTTGTATAAGGAAGTTTTTAAAGAAGAAGTTCCTGAAACACAAACTAGAAATCCAAACGAAGAGATAGAGAATATAATGAATGCTATTTATAATAATGAAAAATTGATAGCTAAGCCTCTTGCAAAAGATGCCTGGATATAATCTATACAACAGAATTTATATTTGTTTATAAGTATAAGTTCATTAAAAATATAACAAGGGTCGTGTCCCAAGGAGATAAAAATGAGTGAAGAAATAAAAGTACAAGACAACACTAAAGTAGAAGAAACTAAAACAGAACAAACAGATATTAAATCTATTGTTGATGCTGAGGTTTCTAAAGCTATTAAAAACATCAAAGTTAATTTAGACTCTGCATACGCTGAAAGAGATAATGCTCTTGCTGCTGTTGCTGAAGCTAAAAGTGAAAAGCAAAAAGCTGAAATAGAAGCCTTAGAGAAACAAGGTAAACATTCAGAAGTTATGCAAATGAAAATAGCTGAGATGAGTGCTAAGCTTGAGACTTATGAACAAAAAAACACAGAATTAAGCAGAGATAACGCTGTGCGTTCTCAACTTAACTCTTTAAACTTTAAATCTGAAAAAGCTGCTAATATGGCTTATTCAGATATTGTAAAAGGTTTAAAGAAAGACGCTTTAGGAAATTGGGTGAATGAAAACGGAACTAGTATTAATGAGACAGTGTCAAGTTATGCTAAGGATGAGGCTAATTCATTTCTTTTTTCTGTTAAAGCGAACACTGGAACTGGAATAACTCCAGCCAAACCAAGTACAGGAACTACTCCTGTGTCATCTATAAAAGATATGTCAACCGATGAAATGCTTAATGCTGTTGCAAAAGGGCAAATTAAGGTTGCTGGAGATTGGTCTCAATAAGACCTATCTTTTATAATAATAACCGCACAGTTATGTGCTTTAAATAATAAAAGGAAAATAAATAAATGACTGTAATAAGTTCAAACTTTAATAACATTGCAAGAGCAATTTCTGCTTACGAACAAGCTGGAAGAGCAGATGCTGCGTTATTAACATCAACTGCTATGGTTGGTTCTGACGCAAGAATCAATGATTCAGGTGAAAATTACACTGGTACATTAAGATGGTTAGATTTTACTGATCCAACTACTTTTAACAAACAGAACGAAACTGCTACTGATGTTGCTATTAATGAAATGGCAGTATCAAATAAATCAGCAGTATATATCAAAAATATTGATCATATCGCTGCACAAGAAATGTCAGTTCAAAAGCTAATCTCAAAAGTTGATGGTTTATCATACTTAGGATCTCAATTTGCTTCAGTTAGAGCAAGAAGAGAAGATCTACAATTAAGATCTATCCTAAATGGTGTATCTGACAAAATTTGGGGTGCAACTACAATTGGTACTTCTGATCCTGCTGCTAAAGTTGGTA